GTTCCGTCAGACCAAAGCTGTAGCTCATAGTCCGCGCCAAGGCGTATCTTATCGCCATCGCCGAGGTCCACTGTCTGCGCCGAGGCGTGATCTACAGTGATCGTAGTCCCTGACACAGTGAGGTTGCCGCCGACGGTTAGGTTGCCGTCTATATCGGCGTTGCCAGTGACGTCAGCCGAAGTTGTGCTAAGGTTTACTGCACTTGAACCGATATATTTAGACATTAAGTTTGCTCCAACACGGACAGGATAGCGTCGGTGTGACCCGAGCTATGATCTGAAGTTACGGTTACAGTATCAGCTGCCTCTGCGATTATCTTGCCATCAAGAACACTTAGCGCCGCACCCGCAGGGATCGGAGCCGCTTTAACAAGATATTTAGAAGCGATTTTGACATCGACCTTGATCTGAGACGTTGTCGTGTTCGCGACGTTGCAGCCGATGATGACCGCCGTTGTCGACGACGGAACAGTGTAAACTGTCGTCTCAGTAGCATCAGTACATGATGCGGTATAATTTTTAAAAGTATTCGCCATGGCTTACCCCAATGCTATTGCTAGAGCCAGAGCCGTACCAGCTTGGTCTACATCTAAGTTTGATCTAGCGGCGGAAGCTGAAGAAGCCCCCGTACCGCCGTTCGCGACAGTTAAGTCAGTACCGCTCCACTGCCCGTTGTTTACCGTGTCTGCTGTTGCAAGTCCTGATAACCCCAGCGTAGTGCGTGCTGTTGCTGCGTCGGCGTCGTCGACCAAAGACCCACCAAAGGTGGAGATCGCTGACGTTTCGACTTTGTCGCTATTCAAATTGTTAAAGTTTGCATCAACCTCGTTGTTAGTCAGGGGCGAACCCTTACCAGCGCGAGTTACTAACGTAGCCATGATCCGTCCCCTTTTCTGCTAACGTGTTAACTTGCAGACAGCGTAATTGTCCAAGTAACGGACATCGTGTCATCTGCGGATTTGTTTACGACTGCGAACACCGTACGGCAGAGCATGTCTCCGCTTGTGGCCGCGTTGAATATTCCTGCTTCGGTGACTGCGCCTGTAGCGTCCCCTGCTTCGAACGACGACACATACACAACCTTTTCGTCGTCTGTGCCTGCAATCGTTGTCGAGTCCAGTGCTTCACGAGACCCCAGCAGCGTACCCAGATCGGTGTCTGTAGCAGCGGCAGCTGTTGTGCCTGACCCCAGTGCCATGTGTGACATAGCGCCTTTAGTGGTGTCTTTCATGCGCGAGGCAATATAGGCAAGACCCGCGTTTACCACGAGGTTTTTAAGCTCGCGCTGTTCTTTTACATTTCCGGCCTTGTCCTTTAGGACGATGCTAAGCTGACCGGAGAGCTTTAAGTTTTCGTTAATCATAACGACCTCCTAGAACGTGGTGGAAGACCCGACATAGTCCTCCAAGAAATAAAACCCAGCAAAGTTCTGGGTCAGGACAAGCCCCTCGTCGGTGGTAGAGGCCGTATTTGATCGCGCCTTACTAACAACACTAAACCGCAAATCCGCTAAATGAGCGGTATCTGACTCGGCCTTAGTGATTGCCAGTTGGTTTGCGTCGGCGGTCGAAGCCGTATTGTTTACGCCTTGGAAGGCGCGGACGTAGGCAACAACTTTGTCGAAAGTATCTGCCGCGCTGCCAGCGTCGGAGAACCCTCGTATGTAATTTGTTTGTTTCGTGAAATCGTCAGTAGCGTTGGACGTTTCCGTCAGGAACTTAACGTACTGGAGTTCTTGATCGTCTAGGATCGAAGCGCTTCCGTCGACGTCGTCTGTGGCGTTGACCGTATCGTCAAAAGCTCGCACGAAGTCTGCTTGGTAAACAAGGTCATCCGCAAACAGCGGTGTATCTGACAGACCCTTGTTGGCTATCGCCGCAAATACATCTACGGCAATCGCGCTTTCGCTATCGCGCACATAGTCACCAGCGAAATAATCACCAAGGACGTAGCGTCCTCTTATAACATGGTCTAGGTGAAAAGCGTGTGTGTCGGCAAAAGCAGCGGCGTCAAAAGACCCTTTGCCCACGCCGCGAACGCTAATTTCTGCTAGTGAAGCTGCGTCCGAAAATGGTTTAGCAGTGAGGGCTGCGAACAACTCACCAACAGCATAATCATCCGAAAACCCTGTAGCAAACGACATCTGATAAGCGTCGTCTACGGCTGTAATCTCAGCAAGCTCTTTGAAGAAATCGTAGCGATGCTCTTCCGTAACGATCCCTTGGTCAGCCAGTGCTTTGTTAAACGCGCGAACCGCTGCGTCTACAAGATGAGCATTGTCCTGCCCTGCAACGTTTCTAAGGAACGCAAACGATAGTTCGTCGATAGCGCCTGTGCCGTCGTAAACATCAGTGCCGTCAAATAAATTCGCAAACAACACAAACTCACCTTGGATAGCCTCCAAAGTAAGCCGTGGAGCAACCGCAGCTGAACGCACTTGTAGCTGCTCGTAAGCAACTCTTAGGGCGTTTAGAAAGACTGCGGATTTTAGCTTCATGCGAAATCTTCCCTTATTTTAAATTTGAGCAAGTCGTAGAGAGTTTCACGTAGACCGGAGCCGCGAACGACTTCAATCTCGCCCTCGTAAGCACCCGCCTCTTGGTTAAGGTCGTCAGTCCCCCACTGGAGGACGGCTTCACCGTTAGTTGCAGTGTCAGGGTTGATAAACAACGCTCGGCTGAACAACACATTGTCTTCGCCAGCGGCTCTGAAATGCAGCGTTACTGTAGCACCGGTAAGGTCAGTCAAAGCACCTGTATCATCCTCGGTCAGCGTTAGCTTGATTTGAGGGCCGGTATCGCCTTGAACATATTTAAACGAAGTCGCCATTATCTCCTCCCACGAGCGGTCGCTCGATCAAAGCCTACGCTGGCAATCCGCAAATTAACCCGACGTGTGTCACGGCCTTTTGCGTCATCCATGTGCTTGTAGAACTCGTTTTTGTAGTACATCGCCACTTCTGGGTTAGACCACTCTTTGCCGGGGATAATTGTTAGCCTCCAGATGGCACCACAAGCGATGGACCGCCCGTGCGTCTCAAAGATGAAGTCCTCAACACCCGTAGCAGACAAAGCCGGTTTCAGTACGCCTACCCCCTCGAACGTATATTTTCTGTCCGGTGTCGGGAAAAAACGTATTTGGTTGTCTTGGTAAATACTGAACGCCGACGGTGCGGAGTTCTCTTTTGTGTTTGACAGCTGAAAGTGCCTGTCGGTTACGCGTTTTGTAGCTGAACCGTTGACAAACAGCGTCAAGATATTTTCTAAAACCGCGCCAGTAGGGACGTCTATTTCGTAGTCAGGAGTATTCTTACTGGTAAAGTCTGACTCGATGTCAAACCTCCACAGCTCGCTTCGGCCAATGTATTCAGCCGCTGCTTCTTGTAGGTGCGTTTGTATAATAATTTCCGGACAACCCGGAACATGGGGTTGCACATAAGGAAAGAAGTTGTCCCACGTTTTTGCCATGCTACGTCACCGAACTTGCTGGATTGGGCGTTACCGCAGCGTCAACCTGCGTTTTCGTGCCAATAGCAGCGTTAAAGGTTTGGAACGACGAAGCCGCACGTTGCTCGTTTGCGCCGTACTCTGCGTCTTTGGAATATGCTCGATACAAAACCCAATCTGTGAGCGGGCTTAGGTAGATGTCATCCAGTTTGATAACTTCAGTGTTACTACCGGCAGGGTCTAAGTCGGCTTCGGATAGGGAGTGAGACCCCGGAGCGTCTACATAAATCATCTCTAACTCCGCTGTGTTTGTAGCAGGAGGGTAGACGTAAAACTGTTTAGGGTGGCGTGGATCGTACGTGTAATGCTGGATGTTATCGGACTCTGGTTCAGCGTGCCAGCTGGGGCGCTGATCGTCCAAAACACTACGGGCAACAACACGAACAACTTTCTTGTTGGAGCTACTTAACACGTTTCGGGTAATATCAAGAAGTCTAAGCGCTGAAGGAAAACCGCCAGACGAGGCCGTTATTTCCTGCTTGGTGCCAGCGGCGCAAGTAAATGTCGCGCACACAGCATTCGCGTCAGGGCGCAGCAAGACAATACT